AGATATTACAGTAGAATGGGGGCAAGCTAAAACTCAAGACCAAATTTACAGCGCAAACTTTGTACTATTTAAAACTTACTAAGAATGGCAGACGATAAAATAAGTTTAGAATTATTTATAGAAGCTGACAAAGCTAGTATGACTCTAGGGGACTTAGAGGAAGGCTTTGAGCAGATGAAAGAGCAACTTAAACAAGTTGGTAGAGGAAGCGAGGAATTTAAGCAGCTTACTACTGCAATGGCTCAAACATCTAAAGAGATAAAAAACATAGAGCTAGGATTTGAAGGGCTAGACAGAGAGCAAGTAGCTAGTGAATTAGGAAGTGTAGCAGGAGCAGTCGGAGACTTGACAACCTCTTTTATTTTATTAGGTGGAGAGAATGAAACACTAGAGCAGATAGGGCAAAATATAGAAAAAGCTATACTTATCTCTATGGGCTTGAAAGGAGCTATTGAAGGCATAAGCTCGGCTCAAAAGTTATGGAATAATGTACTTAAACAAAGTGAAGCAGCACAGGAACTTTTAACCCTTGCTACTAAAGGATGGGGTAAAGCATTAATAGCAACGGGCATAGGTGCGATAATTACTTTAGTGGCTACTTTAGTTACTAAGTGGGATGACTTAACGGTAGCTATAGGAATGTCTACTAAAGAGCAGAAACTTAATAACGCTGTAACTCAGGAGGCTATAGACAAAGTAGCTGACGAAATAAGCGCATCCGATAAATTACAAAAAACTTTAAACGATGAGTCTATCTCTAGAGATGAAAAGAACAAAGCTATAATAGAATTACAAGACGAGTACCCTAACTTACTTAGTAACATAGATGCAGAAAAAGATAGCCTAGACGATATTAATAAGGCTTTAGAACTAAACACTAAACTATTAATATTAAGAGCTAAACAGGAAGCTATAGCATCTCTTCGCGCTGACGAATTTAAAGAACAAATAAAAGCACAAGCAGAAGCACAGACAGGAGCTAACGTAGGTTTCTTTGAGTCTATCGCAGGCTTTCAAACATCTTTAACCACTCAGATAGATGCTCAAACCTTAGCTAACGCAAAAACAGCAGACGCTATAAAAGCATCTAAGGAGCAAGTAACTGTACTAGATGACTTGAACGACACAATACAAAAAGAAATAGACTTATTATTACAAGCGGGTGCAGTCGGAGAGGATGAGTCTAGTAAGCAAGCCAAAAGAGCAGAAAGGAGAGCGCAAAGAAATAAAAAAGCATTTGAAGAAAGGAAAGCAAGACGAGACATTGAGCTAATAGAAACAAAAGAGTTTAACGAGGAAATGTATGTAGAGGAGGAAGAAAAGACCTACCATATATTAAACTTCATGCAGTTAATACAAAAGCAAAAAGCAGAAGAACACGAAAAAGAATTAGCAAGAATAGAAGCCGAAAGACAAGCAAGACTAGCAGCTACTCAGGAAAGGTTAGAAAGTGCTTCTCAAATAATCGGAGCAATAGGGAGTTTAAATAGCGCAGCATTAGCAACAGACTTAAAAAATGCAGGAGATAACGAAAAGAAAAAAGAGCAACTAAGAAAGGCAAGTTTTGAAAGAGAGAAAAAGCTAAATATAGCTATGGCTTTAGTAAATGGCGCACAAGCTCAAATGTCTATACTAGCGCAAACACCGAAAGCAGATTTTGGAATCGCTACAGCTATAGCAATGGCAGCGGCAGCAGTTACAACCATAGCACAGATAGCAGCAATTAAGGCAACATCTTATCAAGGTGGTGGAAGCCCTGTAGCTTCTGAATCTCAAAATGTAAGTGCAGGAGGAGCAGGCGCAGCAGGAGGAGGAGCAGCAATAACTCCAGTTAGTAACACTAGCACTATACTAGGAGGGCAGCAAGTATTTGTAACTGAAACAGACATAACAGAAACACAAAACAATGTAAGCGTAATAGAAGAGAGCGCTACTTTTTAAAATATAACACAATGGAAAAAATAGAAGTATTTGAATTAGTAATTGACACAGATGACGAGTCAGGAGTAACTGCTATAGCTTTAGTAGACCAACCTGCAATCGAGTCTAACTGGATGGCATTTAGCAAACAGTCGGAGTATAAGTTTAACGTAAAAGACGAAGAGAAAAGAATCATAGAAGGTTACTTTATGGTTGCCGATTTACTTATCCCAAGAATAGGAGAGAATGGAGAAAAGTTTTTTGTTAAATTCTCAGCCAAGACTATTGAACAAATAAGAGAAAAGCAGAGTAGGTTAGGTTTAAACAACAACTTTAATTTAATGCATGACCCTAGACAAATTGCAGAAGGGGTTTATATGTTAGACAATCTTATTATAGATAACGAACGTGGAAAGGTAGCGCCTAAAGAATTTGAGAAAGTACCTAACGGTAGTTTGTGGGGAAGTGCAAAAGTTGATAATGATGAAATATGGGAGCAAGTAAAGAACGGAGAGTTTACAGGCTTTAGTGTTGAGGGTATGTTTAAGCAGTTAGAACCTGTTACAATGGACGAAGATTTGATTAATAAAATAAGGCAAGCAATACAAGCATTTGAAAAAAGTATAGAGGACAATGTACAACTAATAAATAAACAAACAATAGATAGTATGAGTAAAGAAACTTTAGACAAAGTGAAAAAATTAATCTTCGGCGAAGATACAAAAGAAGTGGCTGTAGAAGCTACTCCAGAAGTAACCGAAGTTAAGTTAATGTCTGCAGAATTAGCAGATGGAACAGTAGTTAACATTGAGCCTGCTTTAGAAGTTGGCGCAATGGTTACAGTTGAGGTAGAAGGAGAAGTAGCTCCAATGCCTAACGGAGAGTATCCTTTAGCAGATGGAACAGTAGTAACAGTAGCAGAGGGAGCAATTACTGACATTAAAGAAGTAGAAGCAGAGGAAGAGGAAGCAATGGAAACAGAAGCAACTCAAGAGCCTGTAGCTGAAACAGTAACAGAGGCTAAGATTAGAAAGATTATCGAATCAACTGAAACTGTATTTAATGAGCAGATTGAAAAACTTTCTAATGAGTTAGAAACAGTTAAAGCTGAATTTGCTAAATACAAAGAAGAAGCAGACACAAAAGAGAAAGCTATGTTTACAGCAGTAGAGGAGTTAGCAAATGAATCTAGCGTAGCACCTATCAAAAAGAAAAGAAGCGGAGTAATTTCGCCTAAAAAGAAATCAATTTTTACAAAATAAATAATAAAAAAGAATAATTATGGCATTTGATTTAAGCGCATTAAGCGCATACATAGAAGACCAAGACTTTCCATTGATTGCACAGATGCAAGCAACTGGAGGACTAGCAGAAGTAGCTGACATCCAAACAGGAATAAAAGGAAGCTCAAACTTACAGTTTTTATCAACAGATGTTGTCTTTGGATCTGACTCATGCACACGCACAGGAGCAGACACTACTACATTATCTCAGCGAACAATAACTGTCGGAGCTATTGCAGTTTCAGAAGACCTTTGTATTAAAGACCTTAACGGTTACTGGGCGCAAGTATTGGTAAGACAAGGAGCAGCAGGAGAGGAAGAAATGCCTGCAGAGATTGAAGCAGTTTACATGGAGAAGAAAATGAACGCTTTAGCTAACGCTTTAACTATCTCAGATTTTCAAGGAGACACATTAAGTGGTGTAAACAACCTTTCTTATTACGATGGTCTTTTGAAAATTGTAGACGCAGGAGCAGCAGTAGATGGTAACACAGGAGCGGTAAATGTGGCAAGCGGTATAACAACTGGAAATGTACTAGACATCTTGGACGGTATGTGGGAAAGCATCCCTGACAATATCTCAGAAGCAGACGATTTATCTCTTTGGGTTCCTACATCAGTTTACAAAAAATACGTTATCGCACTTAAAAACGCTAACTTATTTCACTACTCTGGAGATGGCGAGCAAGTAAGATTGTACGGAACGAATGTAGCTTTACGTTCTACTGTAGGTTTACCGGGAGCAGCAGGAGACGAGAGAATGATTTTAACTAGAGATTCTAACATTGTAATTGGAATGGATGGAGATGCTGACGAAGATGCAATGTCTGTAAGATTAGACCCAGTTTCTGAGAAGAGCATTTTCTTCGATGTTACTTTCAAAAGAGGAGTACAAGTACGATTCCCAGACGAATGTGTACAATTTACTTTAGTACCTTAATAGGACTTTAACAATTAATTAAAGAGGGGTGGGTAAAATGCCTTACCCCTTTTTTTATAAACACTAAAAAAAATATAACATTATGGCATGTGCATTAACACAAGGTAGAGCGATTGACTGTAGGAACTCCACTGGAGGAATTTCTGAGGTATTAATTGCTAACTTTGGAGATATAACAATAGACACAGTAGCAGCAGGAGTATTAACAGGACTAACTCAAGCAGGAGCTACTAGCTTTTACCGTTACTCTCTAGAAAAAGAGAATGGAAGTTTAATCGAAACTCACACAGGAAGTTTAGAGAATGGAACGAACTTTTACGATTCAGTTTTAGACTTTAACACTAAAAACTTAACAGCATCAGAGAATGAGGAGTTAACACTTTTAGACCAAGCTCAGTTATTCGTTATCGTAAAAGATATGAATGAGAAATATTGGACTGTAGGCGCTTACTATGCAGCAGATAAATTAACAGGAACAGCAGTTACAGGCGCAGCATTTGGAGATCACAATGGCTACACTTACAGCATCACTGCTAAGGAGAAAGCAAGAATGCTAGAAGTAGATGCTACAGTAATAGCAGGGTTAACAATCGCATAGTTTTAACCAACTAATTAAGGAAGGGTGGCATTCATTTGTTACCCTTTTTTTATGCTCAAAAATAAAATACTTACAAAAAAATTAGGTTTTGTCAATAATTCGCTAGAGCCATTTTAAAGCGTTTTAAGGCACTTTCGTCTTTCGCTAGTATGCTACTATTAAAAAAAATAGTTCGTTAAAAGCCTATTTTCATTGGGCTGTAGAGCTAAAAATAATTAGTTAAAAATTAGGTTTATTAAAATATTTTTATTAAAGGCATTTATTTTATACAACTATTAATTTTTTTTACAATAGATAAGTATGGAGTTAAAAGATGAATATAAAAGAGGCGGTTCTGTCTATCATAAAGTAGTCGGACACGTTACCATAGTAAATGATAAAAATGAGTTTGCTAAATATAAAAAGCTAGGCTTAGATGTTTTTAAAGTGGAGAAAAAAAAGAAGGAAAAGAAAGAGCAAAAAGATTCTGAATAATGCCTATTTTAATCAACGAAAATACTACAAGCAATCTAACTTTAACACTAAAGGAAAAGACTACATTATCTTCTCCTGTATACCTATTTCAATTTAGAAATATAACAGAGAAAGTAAGCTACTATTGTATAATGTCAGATACCTCACTTTATAAAGATAGGTACAATGAGTTTGTATTTACAGAGGGTACAGACTCTCCTTTAGTTGGAGAGCTTATACTAGGAGCAGGAGGGCAATACGAATATTTTGTTTATGAGCAAACTAGCTCAACTAACTTAGACCCTACCTTAGCAACTAGCTTAGTCGAAAGTGGACTAATGGACTTAGAACGTGCAAGTACTACATATAATCAGCACGACATAGATGTAACCTATAAAACGCATCAAGTAACATGATGAACAAAGAAAATATTTTAATCTTTAACTTTGAAGCTAACAAGCCTCCAGTATTTAAAGAGGAACGAGGTAAAGACTATATCGTATATGGTACAGAAGCACCTTGGAAAAACTTATACCCTGACTATTTAGTAGAGTTATACAATACAAGTGGAAAGCATAACTCTATAATTAACGGTAAGACTAACTACATAAGTGGACGAGGGTGGCGAGTAGATGAAACAGTAAGAACACTAGAGGATAAAGTAAAACTAGAAAACTTTATTAATCACGTAGGAAACGACTCACTTTTTGAACTTACAAAAAAGATAGTAAAAGATAACGAGCTTTTCGGAGGTTATGCTTTAGAAGTAATTGTTACCAAAGATGGCAAAGGTCTTATCATTAACCATATTGACTTTGGAGATATTAGAGTAGGAGTTGAGGAGGACACTTATTTTTATACCTCAGACTGGGCAGCAAAAAAGCCAACTAATAACGAGGACTTTGAAACTTTAACCTCTTTCCCTTTTGATGGTTCAGCTGTCAGAGGCGAAAGATACATTTGTTATTACAAGTGTTATAGACCTAATCTTAAAGAATATCCCTTGCCAAATTACGTGGCAGGAGTACCGTACATCGCAGCAGACTATGAAGTAGCTAATTATGTGTTAAACAATACAAAGCATGGTTACTCAGGCGGTACTATATGGAATTTCCATAATGGTCAGCCTACTCAAGAGGCTCAAAGTTATATTAAAAAGCAGATTAAAAATAAGCATCATGGCTCTAACAATGCAGGAGAGCCAGTTATAATCTTTGACGATGGAAAAGATAAGGGAGTAGAAATAATATCTACTAACCCTAACGGACAAGATGACAAGTTTATTAACTTAAACCAACAAATACAAGACGAAATATTTACAGCGCATGGAGTAGATGCTTCTGTATTTATTAAGACTCAAGACACAGGCTTTAGTAATAACGCAGACGAGTTAAGAGTAGCAATAGAGGCAATGAATAGCAGTTACATTGAGCCTGCTCAAAGAATGTACGAGAAGCTGTTTAATGACTTTGTAGTTTTGTTAGGAATGCCTAGCGGTCTTAAAATAGAAAAGATAGCTCCTATCCCTGTACAGATTTCAGAAAGTACTTTGGTTTCAGTATTAACTACTGACGAAATTAGAGAACTCGCAGGGTATAAGCCTTTAGAGAAGCCATTGCAAAAAGAAGTTAAACAAGTATTTAGCGACGAAGATCGTATCTGGGTTGAATTAGCAAACACAGGTTATTTAGACAGCGAAGTTGAATTAATTAGCGAAAAGTTTTTAGACTATAACCCTTTCGATTTTCAGGACATTGGAGCTATAGACTCACAAATAATAGATATACTCTCTAATGAGCCTAAGACGCCTTTGAGTGAACTAGCTTCTACAATAGGAGAAACAGAAGCAGAGGTACAGCAAAGAATTAATAGACTTGTTAAAAATGGTTTATTAGATGTACAGAAAACACAGATAAAAGTAACCGACGAGGGAGAGGAGGAAGTATCGGAAATAATTACCGTTTACAAATATGTTTTAAGACCTAATGCTCCTAAATTAAAAACAGAGAGTAGAGACTTTTGCAAAAGAATGGTAGCTTTATCGCGAGACCGATCATGGACATACGAGCAAATAAATGAAACTAGGTTTCCACTAGGAAAAGGAAGCGGAAACAATGCACAAGGAACAGATGTATTTACTAATCGCGGAGGTTGGTACACTAACCCAAACACAGGAACTAGAACTCCATTTTGCAGACATATTTGGAGCAGTAGAACGGTACGAGTAAAAAAACAAAAATAAAATGGCAAGAACTTTACTCATAGACATGGATTACATTAAGGACAATTCGATCCTGGATGACAATGTAGACGAAAGGCTCATGGTAGATGCGCTCTGGACTGCTCAAAGGGAGTACATTAAACCTATTTTAGGCACTAACTTATTCGATGACATTATAGCTAAGGCAGGCGCAGGAACTCTAGCAGGAAACGACTTAATATTAGTTAACACATACATAGCACCTTGCTTACTTAAATACTTAGTATTTGAAATGACTCCGATACTAGCATACAAGTACAGAAACAAAGGAGTAGTACAGCAGACATCAGAGAACAGTCAAGCAACATCCTTTGACGATTTAAACCACTTACTTAATAGATGGAGAGATAAAGCTGAG